GTGGAATCGCTTGAAGAAAAAAGACCGCGCCTTGCTAAAACAAATTCATCGGGCATCTTGTCTTGCTTCGAGAAGTTGCACTTGCGACAAGCTGCTACGAGATTGTCAGGATCATCCGTGCCACCCTTGGCAACTGGAATGATGTGATCCACAGTATTCGCTTCCATACCGCACCAATAGCATTCTCTTCCATCACGATTGAGGATACGAAGTCTTAGCTTCTTCCATGTTGCGCTGTTCACCTTGCGCTGTGAATGTAGTGTCATCAATAGTGACCCTTCTTCATGTGGAATCTCCACGCATTACACATTGAACCATAACGAATCGTAATGTATTTGATTGTGGCATCTATCTGACGATAAGGATCTAATGTCCGGTAATGCTCTGATCTCATCTGTCCTAAACCGTAATGACTGCCATTCTTAGCCTTTGGATTCCATCGAGATTCTTTGTAAATGATCTTCTTTAGGCATTGATATTGAGTGTCATTGATTAGCCTTGAATGTGCATACAGCTTGTATTGATCTGCGTTTGTAGCTTGTGCGGGTTGCATCTGTAAGACTAGCGAGCCTAGTAATAGGCATAGAATCCCCACAACCGACCGACTCCGCAGCGAGCTCACAGCGCACACGCGCTCGCTTGCAGAGCTGGACGGTAGCGACCTTGTCAAGCCAAAGTCAAGAATGTGGATAAGTCGAGCACGGTTTTGGCGTGTCGTCCACAGGTTATCCACAGGGCTCATTGATGTCCCCATCCTTTACCCTTGAAATGAATTGGATTGGCTGTCCATATCCTCGACATGGGAATCATGCATCCATCGCAATATGGATCGCGCGACAAGTTGTCGTCCATGGCTCTTTTGACTGTCTTTGTCTTGCCACAAACTTCACATCGAAAGTCATATTCAGCCACGGGCATCCGCCTTTTGATTGACTCCCATGACGCCACAACTCAAGCATTGAACCAATACCACGGCATCGCCCAATGGCACTTCATTCTCAAATACAGCGTGATTTGTGACCTTCTTTTCAACTCTGCATTGGAAGCGTAGCTTCTCCATGGGAGCTCCTTCGTAGATTCTCGATTGGATGTAGGTTGTATTGCTCCACCCAATAAGTAGGTTGGTCGCGTCTGCGCCATCGTTGATTCTTTGCAATTGCCACCGGAATCCAGCCTTTGAGCACATAATTTGGGCTCTTGCCGGTGACAAGGATTGCGATGTCCGTGTTGCGGTCGTTGTCGTAAATGATGAGTGAGCCTTGATCGTATTTAGTCCATTTGACTTCAATGATTGATCCGACATCGGCTGTGCGCTTAAATCGAGAAGCTCTCGGGTTGAAATCTTGAATGCCAAAGTATTTCGCCACAGCGATTTCAGCTCCGACTGATTCGGCTATCTCGCAGATATAGTCATGAAATGACAAGTTCTTGTTATATCGCGAAACATGATCCGGCTTGCCTTCAATCTCTTCGACTCGTTCAATGGCTACTTTCGCAGCTGTCCATTCGTCCTCATGCGAGATTTTCATTTTCACTTGCAAGCCTCACAGAGCCAAATGACATTGAGTCCTTGGTAGCTCGTCATTTCCCCGCCGGCGAGTGGTTTCCAATGTTGGCACTTGTCGCACCAATCGATTTCGAGCGGTTTCTGCTCTCGAAGCTCTGTCCCGTCCTCAAAGATTGTGATTGCTTCCCCATTTGGCTTTTGGATATATAGCTCTCCCATTACACACGCTGCTTCCACTTGCCATCGCTACCGAGTACCAACCAAATCGGTGAGCATTGAGTAGCTTTGGTTTTCTCGGTGCACATATAGCCCGCCCATGGCTTGCCATTCTTTTCGCCTTCTTTAAAGATCATGTGCCCGTGTGCGCAGATTGGGGATTCGGATTGAATTTCGCCACCGAGTTGTGACTTGATTTCTTCCACAGCTGTTTTTGCCGTTGTAAATCCATCTTCCCAAATTGGCTTACTCCATGGATCTTCTTCGACGAAAGCTTTTGGCATCGTCTCAACTTGCTCCATGTTTTCGCGTGATGGCTTCTCTTCGACTCCGAGCACAACAGACGCACAGCGACCGATTGCGGAGCTGACTGTGTCCTCAACATACCAACGCTTCATTTGCGGGTTATATGCGCCCACCATGCCGTGTGCGTAGTCGATTGCAGCGGGCTTCTCATCCTCGTACCGGCGATAAATGCGGCATTCGATGAGGATGTAGCCTTTTTCAGAATTCCAATCGATGATCGATGTCTCGATTCGGTTGGTTGGGTAGGTTGCGTGTAGGCGTTGAACCTTTTGATTGACTGTCTCGTAATTGTCCAAGAATCCCATTAGTCGCGGTACTCCAGCTTCTTGCTAGCTACTCCACGGCGGTATCCGATGGCTTTGCCTTCTTTGAAGCCGTCTTGTCGTCCGGCGTAGTAGCCACAAGTCAGCATGAATATATGAGTCATCAAAAGGATGATTTGTAAAATTGTCATTTTTGCTCCCGATCCGAGAGTTACTGAATTTCGCTCCCTGCGTACAGGGTGGAGCAAATATCTGACAAGGTCAAGATTCCCGCGTGTTTTTGGGCGTGTCGATTAGGATTCTTGAGTCATGAGCTCGTAAAGCCTATCCACTCGCTGTTCAATGCGAGTGACCTGATCTTTGAGCGATTTTCCCGAATTGGGTTGAAGCTCATGAAGAATGTTTTTGATAAGGATACGGATCACCGAATAAGCTGCCGTGCCAGTAGCGATTATGCCACCGGTTACGGCAGCCCATTCGTTCGGTGTCACTTCCCCATAACTCCGAAAGCTGAATCGTTTGGATTGAGATAACGCAAGATAACTGGTAGGACGGCAGCTAGACCCGCCATGCCGATTGCCTTGAGATCAGTCACTCCCGCCATATAAACGGCGAGCGATGCTGCTAGAAATGAGCGCAACCATGAGGCTGCGACGGCTTTGAAATTGTTCACTTCTTCTTCTCCTTCTTCTTGAGAATTGCAGCTTTTGGCTTTTCCACCGTAACGGTTGGGAATTCTCCCTTATATGGCACATATTTTGGACGACCGAAACCGACAATTTCTTTGCCAATTGTCCGTGTTTTAACCATAACCATTCCACCATTACGCTGATCGCCGTTGCCGGATGTATTGCCTTCGATGGTTACTATCGATTTCCCATCGATGCCAACGACGATTCCCACATGGCTGATTCGATCTACTCCGTCATGTGGAAAGTCCATGAATGCAAGATCTCCAATTGCCGGCTCTTCATGCCAGCGAGAAATCTCTTTAAATTTATGTGCTCCGATTGCTGTGCTAACAACTGAATGAACCTTGATGCCAGCTTGTGCCAATACCCAATTGCAAAATGATCCGCACCATGGCAGACCATTGGCTTTTGTGAATTCACCGTATTTTGTCAAATTGTTACCTTGTTCGACTGTGCCAATTTCACCTTTTGCAATTTCAATTGCTTGCGCAGCTGTGCCGTTAGGATATGACATCGTGAGCCTCGTTTTCGCATTCCCATTGTTTTCGAGCATTCAAAGTCAATTCCGGATGATCGCAAGGTGCTGGCGCAATAAAAGCATCATCGATTGGATCATAGGTATATCCGATTCCCGCGTAGTTAAATCTAATCGACGATGAATAGCTTGTTCGGACGCATTTTTGTCCTCGGAATTTTTCGTACCATTCCTCGGGAGTTTTCCCGTCAATTAGTTCATTTTCATCTTTACCGACAATCACTTCCGTGACAATATTATTTTCATCTAAAAATGCATAATGAGCCATTAGACAGTCACCGATCCAGTTCCAGCTGTGAATTGATAAATCTTGTATCCACCGGTGGTTGTCTTTGTGTAAGTAAGACCGCCACCAATTGATGTCAAGTCAGCTTTCGAGTCCGGATAACGAATAATAACAATTCCTGAACCGCCATTTCCGCCGGTGTAGTTTGTTACATCGTCACCGCTAGGTGAACCACCGCCACCGCCACCGCCACGATTTGTAGTTCCAGCTGTGCCATTTCCACCACCAGATGTTCCAGCGTTTCCACCGCCACCAGAACCACCTGTTCCGACAATTCCGCCACCGTAAGTTCCGCCACCGCCACCGCCGGCATAAGTTACTGATGAACCTGAATATGAATTAGCCGTGCCGGCTCCGCCGTTGCCTGATACGGATCCATTTGCACCAGCTGATGTAGCTCCACCGCCACCGCCACCGCGATAATTTGTTCCTGCATCTGAATAGTTACCACCAGCTGTACCTTGGGCTGGACTTGTGGAAGGTACATTTCCAGAACCACCAGCTCCATTCGTGCCATTAGTTGTGGCTCCACCGCCACCTGAACCACCGTCGGAACCGTTATTGTAGGTATTAACTCCATTTAAACGACCGGCTCCGCCACCGCCACCTGCTGATGTATATGTTGAAAAGACGGGATCAGAACCATTTGATCCGCGAGTCGTAGTTGTTAAAGATCCGCCAGCTCCGCCAGCTCCGACTGTGACGGTGAATGTTGCGTTTTTTGCAAGTGAAAATGAAGTTCCTGTACGGAATCCACCAGCTCCACCGCCACCACAAGTATTTTTGCCACCGCCACCGCCACCGCCACCGGCGACGACTAGCCAATCAGCGAGAATTACTCTCGGATAGTTTTGTGATGCAACAATTCCTAGAATCGGCGTCATTATGCAATATCGCCAATCACGGTAAATGTGTTTGATGCTGTGCAAATTATTGTACATGCTGAATACCGAGCGCGAAGCTGTGGCGCAGCTGCCGTCGCTCCTGTTGAAGTAATTGTCACGCCAGCACCCGCAGCAAATGATGTGAGTCCAACGCCAATTGATTGCACATTGATTTGATTTCCAGCTGTAAAGACAGATGGCGGAATCGTTACAGTCACAGCCGATGCATTTGAAGTCGTGACAAGTTTTCCAATGTCTGAAGCCACAAGTGTGTAGGTCGTGCCGGTTTGTGCATTGAATGACAGAGTGGTGTCATCTTGCTCAATCCATGTGAATGCTAAATCTGTGCCGGAAGTCTTTGAAAGGACTTGTCCGGTTGTGCCACCTTTTAGTCCAACAAAAGCTGTGTCAATGTCTTGTCCGAGAGTCGCGATTGCTGTCGCGCCGTCTTTGACGAGATCCGTGGACTGTGGAATATCCCATCCAAAGTTCGTTGTCGTTGTTGCCATTTTTTCTCCTTATGCGACGACGGTTGCGTTCAACCAGTCAAGTGTAGGCTCGATAGTGTTCCAAGTCTCGACGACAGGCACATCGTTCCAACGGAATGCCTGAAGTGAATACGCCACCGGAGTGACATAAAGCGAGACAGTCAGCGAATTGATGCCAGCTTGAAATTGCCAGCCTTCGACGAATCCTTGAAAGTTAGATCCCATGTTTAAGGGTAGATCGGAAATATTGACGGGCATCCCCATGAACACATTGAGCAAATTGTTGCGATCAGAATTGTCCAATTCCGGTGAACCAAGTGGGAATGAAATTTGATTAAAATTGGCTTGAGGATAAGCTCTTAGAGCCAAATAGAATTCAGCTTGAGATGTGGCATCGGAGAGATTTTCAAGACTTGTCTCAATATTTTGAGCCAAAGTGCCATAAAGAGCAATTGATTCAGCATCTGAATCCGTGACTTGCTGCCCGTTTTTATAAGTCAAAGTCACATAATTTCGCACATCTCCCGCGCGGGTTGCCGTTTCCAATCCGCTTGCAAAAGCATCATTCGCCGATAGATCCACATATCCATTTGAAGCGAGATATTGAGTTCGATGTGTGCTGTCCGCGTAGCTGATTTGACCTTGAGAATTTTCGTATAAATAACCAAGTCCGGAAGTAGCCAAAGCCGATACGAGCGAATAAATGTCCGTGACACTCGCTGATCGAGCTGCCAGCTCATAATTTCCGGTATCAATTTCACCAAGTCCTGTATTGAAAGCATCAGCCCATGTTGTTGCTGGATCTACGGCAGACCATGTCAAGGCAGCCGGTACGCCATTCCAACGAGCAAAAAGAGCTTGAGACAATATGGTTTCAATTTGGACGCCGTCTAAAGCCTTAGCCAAGACTCCTTCGGTAAGTACCTTTGGAAGCCTTGAAAGAGCTCCTAGAGCCGTGATTTGGATGGTCTGCGTGACTCCAATGGATCCACCGGATTGGACGCCCACAATGATGTCTGTGATTGATCCACCAAAAAGAGCGACGGGAGTGCCGGTGGAATTGTTCACATATACGGTCACAGCTGAATTGATGCCGGCTGTGATATTGGAATCGTCAAGATTGATAAGAGTCAGATTGAGATAACCCGCAATCGCTTGCGTGTAAATGTCTGTACGACCGGAGCCAATGTTGAGATTGGCAAGCGTCACATTTTTATATTCGACGCCATCGATGTCGATGCTCCATGTGGGCGTCCATAGGCTCATGCGAAAGTTAGCCTATTCGCTCCGAGAGTTCCACGGGCATTTGAGCGATTGAGCACATCCACAATTGTTCGGGCTGTACCTTCAGCGTCAATTGCACCATTGACCGTGATATTGATTGTTCCGCCCATTCCGCCATTTGGCACGATTGTGCCGTTTGAACTAGGCACAAAGAGCTCTGCTCCGCGCTCGCCCACGACATAAGGTGTGCCAGCTGATACTGAACCACCGGCAGCTCGGAATCCGCCAAAAGCTGTATCGATAAGTCCAGCAATACCACGGACGGCTGCGTTATTGCGCACCATATTGATGAGCGATTGGATCTTGTCAATGACTTGTCCAATCCAGCCGAATAGTGTTTGGAATCCACCAATCAATTTTCCAACGATATTGATGACGACGCTCAATGCGATGCCAATGCCTTCAATGGCAAGCTTCAAAGCCCCGCCCAAAAGTGGAGCAACAAAATCTTTCAGGAATTTGAAAAGGGCTGTGAATTCTTCTTTGTTACCCATAACCGCGTCTTTGATTTTATCAAATGCAAATTTTAAGCCATCAAGGATTGGACTGAAGATATTTTTTACAAGCTCAATGACGGATTCAAATGTGCCTTTGAGTCCTTCAGCACCGCCTATGGATCCAATGAATTCTTGAATTGCCGGAATGACTGTATTGACGACGGTGCTCACCATTGGAGTGATTGCGTCTAATACAAAAGATCCAACGGTCTCTTTGCCTTCATCAAATGCAACCTTGAGTCGAGCCATTTTGCCGGCAAATGTATCGGCTTGAATTGAAGCTTGATTGGCGAATGTGTTGCCAAGTTGCTTCGTGATCGAATCCATATCCATCGTCTTGAGCTGTGCAGATGTAAGTCCCACGCCAAGCTTTGCAAGTGAAGCTGTATTGCCTTCCTGTGCCTTAGCAAGCGCATTTGTGACAGCTTCAAGAGACTTTCCGCTACCGGCTGAAATATCCAAAGCAAGCGTTTGAAGTTTGAGAGCTGCATCGGAATCTTTTGTGGCTCGAACTAGGCGTTCAAAGCTCGGACGAAGCTCATCATCGGTTTTACCGGTTAAAAGAGAAGTCTTGAGAATCTGATCTTCCACCGCTTTAATTTGTGCGTCGGTTGCTCCGGTAACATTTTGTAATGTAGTCGCGAGCTTTGCTTGAGCTGCCTCATCTGCGATGGCTGATTGAACTCCATCTTTGAGAAGCACGGCAGCATAACCAAGAGCTGCTGCGCTGGCAGCTGCAAAAGCGACTCCCGCCATCTTGCCAAATTTGCCCATCTTGTCGCCGAAAGATTGGACTTCATTTTGAGCACCGGCAACTCCGCGTTTTAATTCATCGAAGTCCGCGTCAAAGGTAATTTTTACTTTTGG